AAGTTGGCCAGATACTGTATAGACCACAAGCTGCCCTATTGCGATCTTGGCGGTCACGTAGACACAAGTAACAATATTAATGAATACGCTAAGGAAAAAGGCTCCTTTGTGATGACTGATTTAGGTTTAGCCCCCGGATGGGTGAATATCTTGGCCGAACATGGCTACAACTCTCATAAGGGTCTACCAACAACGGTGGAAATGATGGTCGGGGGACTTCCCACAACACCTAATAACTATCTAAAATACAATTGCACTTGGTCACACGACGGGCTTATTAATGAATACAAAGACCAGTGTACCGTGTTGACAGATGGATCAATCACTCTGGCTGATAGTATGTCTGGATTAATCAACGTAAATACCGGACTTGGTGCAATGGAAGCGTTTTATACCAGCGGTGGAGCATCTCACACAATAAAAACCATGCAGGGAAGAGGGGTACAAAATTGTCATTACCGGACTATTAGATATAAAGGCCATTGTGAAGCTATGAAGTTTTTAATGCGTAATATTAGCTCTGATAACGAACTATTAGCTTTTTTGAACAAGGCTTGCCCCCCAGCACCCGATCTTGTTATAGTCAAAGTTAAAGTAGGAGACAATAAGAATATTTCTGATTGGAAAGAAGAAAAAATAGTGTATAGTAATGATAAATTTTCAGCCATGCAAATGGCGACAGCGTTCCCTATATCTGTTGTGGCTTATCTAATGGGCACACCTATGTATGGACGATTTTTTGAATGTAAAAGTGGCTCGACCGAAACCAATGGGCCACTGTCCTATCAACATATACCTTATCGGACATTTGCAGACAAGCTAAATTTTCTATTTGAGGAAGCTCAATGAAAACCGTTCCGGGGAATAAAAAGCGGATAAAAAACAAGAGCTGGCTGCCAGATACTCTGACGATCTTCTGTTTGCCGATGGTTATGATGACGCTATTATTGGTGTGTCTGTTGGATTCGACGATCACTTTTATGATTTTTATTTTGGAGAAAAAAAATGGCAAAAATTAAAGCACTTCGAGGGTTATCTACGATGTTCAAAAAATGATGGAGGGATGCGAGTATGCTGATCAAGACCATTAAAACAGTAGGTATAGTGGGACAGGGGTTTGTGGGACAAGCTTTGAAAGAGGGTTTTTCGCGATACTATCCAGTAAATACTTATGATAAGTTTTTACCAGATCTTTCTACACATAGCTCAATAGCGGGACTCTGTGAGTCATCTGACGTTGTGTTCGTTTGTGTACCGACACCGATGAGAGAAGACGGTTCCTGCGATATCTCAGTGGTAGAGCAGGTTTGTTCTGAAGCGGTTGCTGTGGGAGATGATCATTTCATTGTTATAAAATCGACCGTAACGCCGGGAACCACAGAATACCTAAACAACAGATTTGAGACAAACAAAATTGTATTTAATCCCGAATTCTTAACTGAGAGATTTGCGGCTAGAGATTTTAAAAATGCCAATAGAGTAATACTAGGTGGCGACATACGAGCCACCACATCCCTAAAACGGTTTTACTCACACGTATTTCCAAATATAAAGGTGATAAAAACAGAGTCTTCAATTGCTGAATACGTCAAGTATCTATCCAACTGCTTCTTAACGGTAAAGGTTTCGGTTGCTAATGAGTTTGCCAAACTTTGTGAAGCTTGTGGAGTTGATTATGACAAGGTTACAGAATACGCCAATCTTGATCCCAGACTGGGAGATACGCATTGGTGTGTTCCGGGTCCAGACGGCAAGAGGGGTTTTGGCGGTAGCTGTTTTCCCAAAGACCTAAACTCGATTATAGCTCTTGCAGATAAGCTTGATACACCATGTCACACGCTCCGTGGGGCTTGGGAGACCAACCTAGAGGTTAGATCCGAGAAGGACTGGGAAGAGCTAAAGGGAAGGGCGGTGGTTGAATGAAAATACTAGGTCTGGATGGACGACACTATAACTGGAATGCGGCTGCTTGTCAGGCTGTTAGCGAAAATCGCTCTTCTTTACACGAAAAAGCAAAAAATTTACTTGACAATCTCTTTCCGTATGATAGAATACTAGAAGAAGTCTCGCTCCCCGGAAGCAAGACCGAGAGCAGAAGGGGCACTCTAAGGGCTGATTTATTTATACCGAATAGAAGGCTTATTGTTGAGGTTCATGGAGAACAGCACCATAAGTTCAATAAGTTTTTTTACAAAAACAAACTACAATTCTATAAGGCTAAGATCAGAGATGTCGAAAAGCGAGAATGGTGTGAGATCAACGATATCACATTGATAGAGTTTAATTATAATGAGGAAATAGATGACTGGCGAAGAAAAATTGAATGAATTCTTGGAGGCTATCGATGCGTGGGTTTCCTCTAAACATTTCGCATCGGTAGAGGAGCCAAAGGAGGTTACGAGAATACTGAATATGAAAAAAGATGATCTCAAGATGCTTACCGGAGAAGAGTGCCTTTGCTACGCCTATGAACTACATGCCTACTCAGAGTATATAGAAACCGTAAGAGCCAAAGAAAACGCGATATTAGAATGGGCGGAATGTAGTATTTGGTATATAATATCTACAACAATGCAAAATTATGGAACCCAATACACCAAGTGGCAGGAAAAATACTACTCAGCCATCAAGGAAAACCCCTTAGCGTCTGATGTCCTAAAGGTAAAAAATCACGCCGATGCTCGCGTTAAATTTCTTAACGGGAAGGCTGACAGAACGCAAAGAATGGCAGACATCTTAACCAACCTTTCCAGAAGGAGATAATTGTGAATAATTTAGAAGAGGCCAAAAGGCTATTGAAAAATGCTATGGCCACAAATGACCAAGACCTGATATTGTTAGCCAATAAATTGCTTGAAGGGACCGAGGATAAGAAGAGCGAGCCCAAGCCCGCCTCTCAGCCCACAGCAGAAGACAACTCTGACTTTCTTGCAACCATCACCACAGATGAAAAACGCATAGAGGGGCATCGCGGTGTCGCTGTAAACCTAATCAAAGACAGGGCCAACACTTTTCATGATGATGGATCGATAGCGGACGATATTAAAACGCCCACCTTTAAACCCATAGAGAGAAAAAGATTACCCTACAAAACTATCGAGCAAAAATGCCAAAAGTGTGACAAGGTGGTACAAGTAAATCCGATACATAAGAGGGACTTTTTCGTTTGCGACAAATGCTTAATAAAATAAAAACAAAACCACTGGCGGACTTAGCTGCGGAGAGGGCTGTAATTGCAGCCCTGTGTCAGTTTGGCCTAGATGCATATCTAGAGATAGACTTTGTTCAATCTGATCATTTTACAAATGAAATGAACCAGCTCATCTTTAGCTGTGTTCAGAAATCTATTTTTGACACATCTAAGGTGGAACTGTCGTCAATCCTTTCCGCCGCCAATGATCTCGGGTTGTACGATCAAGTTAATACAAAAGATGAAATAGGGTTCATTCGATCTCTGTTTAATTTTCCCATACTTAAAGACAACATAGGCATCCATGCGTCCAAGCTGGCCAAACTCAAGATAGCTAGAGACCTGAAGCGGACACTGAAAGCGTGCGAAAAACACCTAGATTCTATCACTGGTGACGAAGATGTAATGGATATTATATCGAAAGTGGAAGAACCCATACTGGATGCCACTGGAGATATTTATAAGGGTTCTAGTAAGCAGCCAGAGCTTATTGGTGACGATTTAGATGATTACGTACAATACCTAATAGACAACCCCTGTGACCTTGCTGGTATCCCTACCGGCTTTCCCAGATTTGATCAGTCTATCGGGGGCGGTCTAAGAAGAAAATGCGTTGATTTGGTGGCGGCTCGTCCCAAGGTGGGAAAATCTATGTTTGGTGATGCCGTCGCGATGCACGTTAGCGGAGAGCTAGGTATCCCAGTGTTGGTACTAGATACTGAGATGTGTAAAAAGGACCACCACAATCGTATGTTGGCATGTCTTTCAGGAGTGGAAATTAACAAAATTACCACAGGAAAGTTTGGAGAAAGCGAAATTGAAAAAGAAAAGGTTTTCACGGCAAGGGACAAGCTCAAGGATATTCCCTACCACTACATTAGTATTGCTGGTGAACCATTTGAAAACATTCTCAGCCAGATGCGTAAGTGGATATATCAACATGTGGGATTTGACGACGATGGGCAGACAAAGGACTGCCTAATAGTATACGACTATCTCAAGCTGATGGGGTCAGAAAGCATTAGCTCCGCAATGCAAGAATATCAGGTTCTTGGTTTTCAGATTACAAAACTTCACAACTTTATGGTTAAACACGACGCTCCCTGTTTGGCCTTTGTTCAGTTAAATCGGGACGGCATAACAAGAGAATCTACAGACGTGGTTTCTGGATCAGACAGGCTTATATGGTTATGCACGAGCTTTTCCATCTTCAAGATGAAGTCTGACGAAGAGATGGCTGACGACGGAGACGAACACGGGAACAGGAAGTTAGTTCCGGTTGTTGCTCGTCACGGGGAAGGTCTTGACGACGGTGACTATATTAGTATGAAAATGTTTGGAAAATATGCAAGAATTGATGAAGGTACAACTAGAAACGAGTTACACCAGAGCATTCGGTCAAGAAGTGAAGGATTTGAAATAAATGAAGACTTTGACGAAGAATCAGATATTTCAGATTTGTGAGCATCTTCTTGGCAGGCTGCCAGAACTATTGAGATCACTAGACATAGAGTATCTGGAGTATCCTAATAGGTATTCTTTTGCGTGTCCAGTTCACGGTGGGGATAATCCAGAAGGCTGTAGTATTTTTACAGACGGGATGACTTCAAAGGGAAATTGGCAATGCTGGACAAATCATTGCGAAGACGACTACACCAATAGTTTACTTGGGTTTGTTAGAGGAACTCTGTCTTATAACAGAAACCGAAAAATATCGCTCAACGAATCTGCTGCGTATTGTGCGAACTTTTTTAATATGAGCATTGAAGAGCTGGACAACATAGAGGGCCAGCAAAACAGGACGTTAAACATACTGGATGTGTTCAACAGACAGATCGAGAGGGGTAATTGCAACATATCTAGGGATGAAATAAGATCAAGGATAAAAATACCAGCGGACTACTATGTGGGTAGGGGGTTTTTACCAGAAACACTCAACACGTTCGATATTGGGTTTTGTTTGGAAAAAAATCGCCCAATGTCAGGAAGGGTTGTGGTTCCGGTGTATGATGAACACTATAACTATACGGGATGTGTAGGAAGATCCGTGAGCGACACCATGACCCCTAAATGGATGCATAGCAAGGGCTTTAAGAAATCCCTCCTCTATGGGTTGAACATAGCGTCTGACTATATAAAAAAATATCAAACCGTTATACTTGTTGAGGGACAGGGCGATGTTTGGAGGATGTACGAAGCTGGCTATAAAGGTTGTGTTGGTATTTTTGGATCTAGTATAAACGATGACCAACTATTGCTGCTAGAACGAAGCGGTGCGCTAAATGTTGTTATATTAACGGATTCAGACGAGGCCGGGAACAAGGCGTGCGACCAGATAATAAAAAAATGCGGACGACGATTCAATTATTATAGACCAAGTATATCTACAAAGGATGTTGGAGATATGTCCATAGACCAAATTAAAGAAGAACTCCATCCCCAACTGAAAGGGTTATTTGATGAAGAGTAGAATTTTAGCATTTGCGGGCAATAAGCAGTCCGGAAAGGGTACATGTACAAACTTTATTCACGGATATCAACTTCGAGCCCAATTGGTTATCGAAGACTTTGCCATCACCGAAGATGGAAAGCTTGTTATTGATACGAATATGATTGGAGCCGGGGGAGAAGAAGAAAAGGGAATGGGGTTCCTTGATGTCAATAGGTCGGATTTGGAATTTGCTGAATGGGCTGCTTATAGCATGTGGCCCTATGTCAAGAGCTATTCTTTTGCTGGCCCATTAAAGCAGATCTGCACAGGACTGTTTGAAATACAGGAAAAACAGGCGTATGGTTCCGATATTGACAAAAATACCAAGACTATGTTTAGATGGGAAGAAATGCCGGGAGTGATTACCGATCAAAAGCTAGCCAATCAAAAGGCTATAAAGTCTCTAATTGATAAGGGGACACTGAAGTATCACAAGCCCGGAAGAATGTCCGCTAGAGAGTTTTTACAGTTCTTTGGAACTGACGTTTGTCGAGAAATTTATGAAGACGTGTGGCAATCTAGGCTTATTAAGGATATAATAACAGAGGAGCCTCTTGTCGCGGTAATTGACGATTGTCGTTTCCCTAACGAAGTTCAAGCCATTCAAGAGGTTGGTGGAAAAGTTATACGCTTAACCAGATGCAATTACAAGGACTCCCATCCAAGCGAATGCGCCCTATCGTCTTATAAAAACTTTGACGAAGTTATCGATAACCAAAACTTATCCATAAACGAAACCAATATAGAGATAATAAAAATATTAACGGAGTGGGGATGGCTCGGGGCAGAACTTAAGACAGAAGAATCAAAGGAGTCTCCCGGCGAAAAACCACGGTTGTCGGGCGGTATTCACAAGTTTCATGAGGATGGTTAATGATAGTAACATATTTACGCAGCTCTTCATATAATAATTATGATTATTGCCAAATGCAGTACTTTATAACCTATGCGTTAGGACATCAATCTATATCTGGCAAAAAGGCTCAGTTGGGAACCATTGTCCACAAGGTGATGGAATGTTTGGCGTCCTGCAAAAAGGAACTACAGGACAGGGATAAGAAAACCGGACTGTCTATAGTAGACGAACGTGTGGGTGAAATAAAGTTCACAGCGAAGAAGCTTTACACTAAAAAGTTTGTTAAGGATTTACTTGACTTAAGTTACAAACATTATACCGAGAACTGTACGCATAATTACACTGGAGCTGATTTAAGGTTCTGTATCAAGTCGGTTGATGACGCCTTAGCTTACAACGATGGCCAATTTGATCCCCGGAACAGAAACGTGGTAGCTTCAGAGCCTCGGTTTGATATCCCCATAGAGGAGGATTGGGCAAAATACAAGTACAAAATGCCGAACGGTGAGGTTGTTGAGGGGCAATTAGCAATCAAGGGAACGATAGACTTGGTAACCGAAGTTGACGATGGGGTGATAGAGGTTATAGACTGGAAAACCGGTAGAAGGCTCAACTGGGCTACGGGCGAGGAAAAAACTTACGAGAAACTACTTGAAGATCCGCAACTCTTATTGTATAATTATGCCATATCGAAACTATTTCCTGAGTATGGTCAGGCTATAATGTCTATATTTTATATCAGGGACGGCGGTCCATTCAGCATGTGTTTTGACAAGTCTGACCAAGTTAGTTTCTTGGGAATGCTTGAAAAAAGGTTCAAGCAGATACGGCACAATGAATCCCCGCAACCAATCTCAAGGAATAGAACTCATTTCAAATGCACCAAGCTGTGTCATTTTTACAAAAACAATTGGCCCGGAACCAACATTTCTATCTGCGATCATGTAGAGGAGCACCTAAAGGCTTTTGGCCATGATGATACAGTAGAAAAGTGTACGAGGGATGGATTTGAAGTGGGATATTACGAGGCTCCGGGTTAATACAAAGGACAACGATTCATGTTTCACGAACTTAAAATCGCTTGGAGAGAAATGTTGAAGAAGCAATCTTGCATTGTTGATAGAGACGGTGTTAATATTGTGATCCCCGATCATGTTTTTGAAAGGTTTGAACGCGAGTTTAATCTCTGCTTTGTGGAACCAGAAGATGACGTAGAATTTCGGTCGTGGACCGACAGCTTAAAAGAAACAGGGGAAGAATAAAATGCGTTTTCATGAAGCAAAAAGGTTTGCCGAGGATGGTAAACAAAAATTAGTATTGGTAGACGTTGATGAAACCATAGCCTTTTATTCCGAAAAAAGGCGTTATGATTTAGCAGAACCAAACAAAGAGAACATTGCTAAGATTAACAAACTCTACGATGAGGGGTGGCGTGTTATTTACTGGACGGCTAGGGGTTCGGTTTCTGGAGTAGACTATTACAAATACACTTGGGAACAGTTGGAGTCTTGGGGCTGCAAGTTCCACGACCTGTCAACGGGAACCGCTGGAGACTATCTCAAACCCGCTTTCGACTTGGTTGTAGATGATAAAGCTAAAAGGATTGAAGAACTCTAATGATTGAAATAAAAATAACACAAGAGATGAAGAAAAGGGCTTGGAAAAAAGCCCGCGAAATGGGAGAAATCAACAACTCGATTACAAGAGGCGACGGCAATATTGCCGGTTTTTTGGGGGAAGAAGTAGCTAATAATGTAATTAAAGGTAGCATCAATAACACTTACGATTATGATATTATCAAAGGTAGTGTGACATACGATGTTAAAACCAAAAGATGTACTAGCGAACCTAAACCCTATTACGAATGTTCCGTCGCTGCATACAATACCAAGCAGAAATGCGACCACTATGTTTTTGTTCGACTTGAGAACATCAACGGAAGATGGACGAGAGCTTGGCTTCTGGGGTGCTGTGGAAAAGAAGACTACTTTAAAAACGCCAGATTTCTACAGAAGGGAAAGAGAGATGGCAATAATAACTTCAAAGTAAAAGCGGACTGCTACAATATGGAGATAGGTGACCTTGAATCGGTGGAGCAAATATGCCAGCACAGTTAATAGATCTAGATGGGGAATTTGACTTAGGTAACCATTTTACCCTAGAGGTAGCTGAAAGGCTTGCCCACTTTTTGAGTGATGAGTATAGGGTTGTCGTTAAATACGACAGGGCTCAATCGCTCCCCGTCTACTCTGACGACAAACTTAATGTTGTGATTTCTACCTCTAGGGAAACACACGATGTTCCCGGCGAATTTTTTCGGGAAGACGTGCTTGTAATCTTTCAACATTACTTTATGTTGGATGAGTGGGGAGATCCGCTGCATAATCCTCTCGCGTATCCGATGCCCCTTGGACCATTTAGAGAGTCCAAGAATAAGATTATCAAGCCTCTATCAGAAAGGAAGTACGACTTTTCTTTCGTCGGCCAGATGCCCGACACGGGTACGCGAGACTGCTTTAAGCGACACTTGGATCAGTTAGTAGACAAATCCGGAGACAAGTTTAAATATTTCATAAAATATACCGATGGATTTGGAGCGGGACTCTCATCAGAAGAGTACATAGATGTCTTGTCGGAATCTAGGGTGTCGTTATGTCCTCAAGGGGCTCATAGTTATGAGACATTTAGGTTCTTTGAATCTATAATGATGGGGGCAGTGCCGCTTGTTGAGCAACTTCCAAGGCTCTGGTACTATGAGTCCTCTCCTCATTTCAAAACTGTTTGGCGAGAATTTTAAATTTCACGCAAACACCAAGCTGTAGAAATTTTTTATATCAGATCGCAAATTTTTGCCACGATGTACTTATACCAGAAAACTTAGCTAAACACCTGAGAGACAAGGTCAAAGTAAGAAAAGCAACTCTCGGTATGAACAAACAAACCCTCGATGAATTTAGGAAAATGATGTCTGCAACAGTGCTACAGGAAGAATTACAATGAATTGGATACCCTTTAATTGCAAAACGCACTTCAGTTTACTGAAGGCTTTTTCAAAGTGTGACAAATTAGCACAAAAGTGTAAGGAGTACGGTTATCCAGCCTGTGTAATTGCCGACACGGAGTCTTTGTCGGGAGCGATGGATTTTCACGACTCATGTCGCAAACACGGCGTAAAGCCGATAATTGGCTGCGACTTTGGAACATATGTGCTCATTGCCAAAAACAAAGACGGATGGTTCGACCTTATCAGGGTTGTTTCCCAAGGGGGGCTCGATCTGTTTAAGGGTGTCGCCAGAAAAGGAAACTTAATTTGCATCACGGGTGAACCGCAAAATGGATATCAAAAATTGTTTGGGAGTAATTATTTTTCTTATCCGTACCGTGACCGTGGCGTTTATTACGTAACCAAGGACGAAGCCGAAGCACATAGGATTCTTCTTTGCTCTGGGATGAAAACAACATTACCCAAAGTTCGATCCCTACTTTCCTCGGGAGAAAGTATAGACAATCAGAAATTTTTTGAGAGTGACGATTTCCACCTTCCAGAACCACACGAGGTTCCGGATGACGAAGAGACCATTCAGCTTCTTAACACCATATCCGACATGTGCGATGATTACGAAATCGCATCAAAACCAATGCTTCCAGAATTTGTATGCCCGGAGGGCACGGATGAGGATGAGCACCTGACTCAACTTTGCCGAGAGGGATGGAAGGGGCGGTTAATTTCTTCCGGTAAAATAGCAGATGGACAAAAAAAGGATGTGTATCTAAAGAGAATAAAAAAAGAGCTTGACGTTATCTTTAAGGCGGATCTCTCTGGGTACTTCCTTATTGTGCAGGACATTATTAACAATGTTAAACAAAGGGGATGGCTAGCTGGTCCGGGGCGTGGATCTGCTGCGGGATGCCTAGTGTCCTACTTAATAGGAATAACGGAGGTAGATCCAATAGAGTATGACTTAATTTTTGAAAGATTCTACAATGAGGGCAGAAATACAGACGAATATGTCTCCCTTCCCGATATTGATATGGATATACCGGCGGAACACAGAGACGAGGTAATTGATTACATTAAGGAGAAGTACGGGCAGGATAAGGTTGGACAGATGATAACGTTTGGAAGACTCCAAGGAAGAGCAGCGCTAAAGGAGGTTCTTAGAATCAACGACGCTGTGTCTTTTATGGAAATGAACGCGATAACCGATAGCATACCAGACGAAGCTAAAATTTCTGATCAGCTTGAGCTAATGGAAGATAAGTCTATTATCAGATGGACTTTAGAAAACGAGCCTGACGATCTAAAAAACTGGTGCATTATGGATGACGATGGTAATTTTAGCGGATCATTAGCACACCTGTTTGAGCAGGCTGTAAAAATCGAAGGAACCAACAAGTCGCAAGGGAAGCATCCAGCCGGTGTCATCATCTCCAAACATAGACTAGTTGATGTCTGTCCCATGACAGTCGATAAGCTGGGAAACCCGATAGTGGCTTTTGAAATGACGGCGCTTGAGACTCAGGGACATGTAAAATTTGACGTTCTTGGGATTGATTTACTCAGTAAGATAATGGAAATTGCAAAATGAAAACTAACACTGATACTGTCGATAAACAGGAATACAAATCTGTCATTTTTTCTGGCTGCGCCATAGAGTCAAACGGTATATCTATATGCAACCTAAATGACCACATTAATCGACCATCGATAAGGGGGGCAAATTATCAGGTGTGGTCGGATAGGTATAGAGTTTATGAAATGTACCATAACTTGGATGACGCCGTAGACAAATTTTTGGAACTTAAAAATAGGAGTTGTTGAACATGGCAAATTTTCGAGACATTATTGTATTTGATTTTGAGACTGGTGGAGCCAATCCTCACACATGCCAGCCGACCCAGATTGCGGCTGTGGCAATTCACGCAAGAAAACTGGAGCTACAGCCCGGCGGCGTGTTTAACAGTGAAATGAGGCCGATTATTGATGACGAGAAGGCAATCGCTGCGGGAGTAGGGCCTCTCGAAGAGAAGGCTCTCGAAATAACCCGGAAAACGAGAGCTGGACTAGCCAAGGCTCCGCTGCCAAAGGGCGTCTGGAAAAAGTTCGCACAATTTTGTGACAAGTATAACTTTAAGAAGACCTCATACTGGGCACCAATTGCGGCTGGCTACAATATCAATGGGTACGATATGCCCATTGTAGAGCGTATGTGTCAGCAATACGGCCCCGTGGATGAAAAGAAGAACTGCCAAAAAATCTTCAATCCCATCTTTACTATTGATGTTATGCAGCATATCTACTGTTGGTTTGAGAACAACCAAGACGTTAAGGGTTATAGCATGGATTATATGCGAGACTATTTTGGGATGAGTAAGGACAATGCCCATGATGCCTTGCAGGACGTTAAAGATACTGCTAATCTTATGATCAAGTTCATGAAATTGCAAAGAAGCCTATTGAAAAAGGTAAAGTTTGAAAAGTCCTTTTCCAAAGGCGGAATTTATGTCTAATTTTTCCGCCATCAGCATTAAAAAAATTCTGGACAAGTCCTTGAAAAATGCCGATACAAAAACTTGTATTTATTGCAAAGAGCAAAAAAAATTATCAGATTTCCCTAGGCACAGTTTATATAAAGATAACCTTGACACCAGATGCAAGGAGTGTATAAAACGACACTCTAAAATAAGAAGAGAGCTACACAAATCAGCCCCTCCAAAACCAGATGTTTGTGAGTGTTGTAGAAAGGTTCCATTAAAGTGGTGCTTGGACCATGACCACACAGACGACACCTTTAGAGGTTGGATTTGTGACCGTTGTAATACAGGACTGGGAAAACTGGGCGACAATATTGAAGGATTGCAAAAAGCAATTACATACCTGAAA